CAGTAGTAGCCAACGGACTATACGACATGTTCGTATGGAACGACAATGGCACTATGCGCTGTACCAGAGGACCTGTATGGACTAATGCTACAACGCGATCCGCCGGCACAGCGCTTCAGCGTATACAAGGCATGCTAGTTAACTCCGTTGCTATTACTAATGGACCAGGGCAATATCAAGGCACATACGTAGGCACCGTGGCGGCAATAGGCGCAGGACCTACAATATCATTCCAGTACGGAACAGCGGCTTCAGGCGGAGGACAGTCCCTACTAAACGTATGGAACATGTACAACCGCGTTACCGTGCAGACACGTGTAACTGATACTATAGCACCCTACACCTACACTACAGCTACAGTCCGGGTCGCAGGTGGCAGCGCTAGCAATCTCATTAGGTATGTTATAGGTGTAGCAGAAGAGCCGCCAGCGTTCTACTATCAGCAGAACGTGACTACAGCGGCATCAGCAGGCGCTACTTGTCAGGTTAGCATCGGAGATGATAGCTTGATAGCATTCGAGCTTGGCGGCACTTACTTCCAAGCGCAGGCGGCTATCGCAGCTACAGGCACGCTCGATGTGATGTACACTAAAAGTGGCGTGGAGCCACTAGTAGGACAGCACGCGGCTTACGCCCTTGAACTAGGGGACGGCGCCAACGCTAACACATTCAATGTAGGTTCAGCAGGAGAACTCTCAGGCATCATAAGGATGTAAATGCAGAGTAATAAAGAGAAGGTATTCACCTTTACTTATAAAGAGGAAGGCGGATATGGGAATGACCCTAACGATCCTGGCGGGGCTACAAACCTCGGCATTATCCAAGTAGAGTACAACAAGTACCGAGACGCTAAAGGGCTACCGCAGCAGTCAGTTCGCCACATAACTAAAGCAGAAGCAGACGAAATCTACACTAAGTCCTATTGGAATAAAATAGATGGTGATGAAATTCCTATGGGGATTGATCTTGTTATCTATGATTATGGTGTTAATTCAGGCCCTGGACGATCCATCGAATACGCTCAGCGAGTTCTTAAAGTAGGTGTAGACGGCGTACTCGGACCCATAACCCTAGCAGCATTAAAAGCCGTAGAACCTAAAAAGTTCATACACGACTTTGACGATGATAGACTATCATTCTTACAACGCCTTAAGACATACGTCTACTTTGGTAAAGGCTGGTCAGCCAGAGTAAAGCGGTGCACCAACGCAGCGTTAGCTATGGTAGGCGAAGAGCCTAAGCACGTTGAAACTTCCATCAAGGAACCTAAGATGCTTCCAGAAATCATTCTTGGTATTGTGCGCCACGTAATCACTGGTAGCGGTGCCAGCTTGGCAGGGCTTAACGGCTTCGATACGCACAACCCATCAACGTGGCTTGGTATCGCCATGTTCATAGGTGGTGCGGTAATGTCAGGCGTTGACAAGACGCAGAAGAGTGGACACTTTAATTTACTCTCACTGGTGCAGAATACCTTAAGCGCCGTTAACGATAAGATGGATGAAGCTGCTAACTCTAATAAGAGTGCGTAATGCAGTTCGAGACCACTATTAACTTAGGGCAACTTCTAACCGCAGTAGGGTTTATCGTAGCGGGAATGTCTGCATGGTACTCTTTGCGCAACCACGTAGAAGTGCTAAATTATAAGCTGCAAGGATTGTCGGATAAGACTAACACTATAACCGACGAGCTTAAATTGCAGACGCAAATACTAGTACGCCTTGAACGTCAAGAGATGGAGATAGGCGTACTTAGGCACCAACTAAATAGCATACAAGATAAGCATCGCGAATCACGGACGTAAACCGTTATATCCCCCTAATCGATCAGTAGCCGTAAGCTACGAAGGAAGTACAATGATCCTCCCAGGAGATGATGACGAACTTGAACTCGAAGAGATCGAGTTAGAGGAAGATGTAGATGAAGAAATCGAAGTCGAAGACGAAGCCCCCGAAGGGGACGAGGAAACCCGAGAAGGTAACAAAGAAAGCGTTGCCTCGAAAGGGGACCGTGAAAACTCCGATGTAACTTCTAAGCGTGAACCCGGCAGAGCTGAAACGCGTATACAGAAGTTAGCTAACAGTCGTAGAGAAGCTGAAGACCGCGCCACTAAGCTAGAGCTAGAGCTGAAGGCAGTACGCGATGCGCAAGAGAACGCGCAACGGACACAGCAGCGGTTTGCTCAAGAGCAGGTGGAGCAGGAACGGCTACGCTATCAATGGGAGAATTCTTCTCCAGAAGATCGTGTAGCTATGATGCTACAGAAGCAGCAGCGCGATCTAGCTATGCAGCAGTATCAGTACCAACGCCAGATGGCTGATACTACAGATCGTATGCAGTTTGAGCAGCTAGCTATTAACGACAAAGTCGCAGCCAAGTTTAAAACCGAGGTTGAGGCTAGGCTAACTAAGACGCGTGCAGCAGGGTTTGAAGCTAGTAGGGAAGATATCTACAAGCATCTTCTGGGAGAAAAGGTTATGGCTGCTAGAGCTAAAGCTGTTAGTGAACAGAAGAGCACCGGCAAAGCCAACATTAAAAGGCAGACCACCAAGGCGCGTAGTGCTACTAGCGACCGCGCGGGCGGCAGGTCTACCGATAGCGATCGTGAAGCAAGGCGTAAGCGTCTTGAAAATATGACATTCTAGGGCGTACGCATGTACGCCTTCTAACGAGGTGTAAAAATGGCAACTAATACTGCTGGTCAATTCTCTTCAGACGTTGAAGGGTACATTGCGGACGAACTGTTACCGCTTGCGCGTAGGCATCTTGTAGCCTATCGTTTTGGCGATCCATTGACGTTGCCTAAGGGACGTGGAACAACGTACACTGCCACTAGGTATAACAGACTTCCCCTCCCTTTTGCGCCGTTGTCTGAAGGCGTTCCGCCTATCGGTGAGACCATGACGCTCAGTCAGGTGAGCGCGACCGCCCTCCAGTGGGGCGACAAGGTCACCATTACCGACGTTGGCGAGCTGACGATCAAGCACCCGCTGTTCAACACCGCCATGAACCTCATGGGGCTTCAGATCGGTGAGACACTGGACCGGAACACCTTCAACAGTCTCATGGCCTTCACTCAGGTCAACTTCGTCAACACGCGTGGCGCCCGCGCCTCGCTCACCACTGGCGACGTTCTGAACCCGCATGAGGTCAACCGCGTCTCCGGCGCGCTCTTCACCATCGGCGCGCCCCGCTTTATGGGGGATGAACAAACCAACATCAAAGTGGATGCGCGCGGAGGCGAGCCTAAGGCAGGCAAAGACCCCCGCACTAATCCACACTATGTTGCTATCGTTCACCCGCTCGTTGAGCAGGATATGCGCGAGAGTAGCAGTGTAGTTACAGCCTGGTCTTACAGCGATCTAAACAAGCTGTACAACGATGAGCTAGGCGAGTGGGGCGGAGTTCGCTTCTGTCGTTCTAATATGGTGCCAACCTTTACTGGCGTTACTGCACTTGCAGCCGGTAGCGCTGTAGTTGCGGGTACTAGCGGAAATCTTCCTACAGGTACGTACGCAGTGCAGCTCACTATGAGTGATACGCAGAACCAGTATGAAAGCCGTATCTGGGCTATCACTACCGGCGTTGCAGTCACTGGCCCAACTGGTAGCATAGCGGTAACTATTCCCGTACTTGCGAACTTCACTGCTAACGTATACGTTAGCATTGCAGGTAGCGCTACTCCAGTTAACCTAGGTATTAGTACGGCTGGTCCGACGTCTGGTCCTATGATTGGTCAGGCTGTACAGATACCGGCTGCGGGGCAGACTGTCATTATAACTGGCGTAGGCGTTGCGCAGGTTCCGCCAGCAGCTCCAGCTAACACAATCGTAGTCTATCCATCGTTCATCTTCGGACGCGGAGCCTACGGGCAGGTCATGCTAGATGATGTGCGTACAACCTATCTCACTAACGCAGACAAGTTTGATCCGCTCAATCAGTTGCGAGTGATGGGGTGGAAGTGCTATTACGGTACTATCATTCTTAATCAGCTATTTGCTGCTAGGATTGAGAGCGTTAGCGCCTTCTCTGCTACCTTCGGGTAATTGAAACCATAGGCGGGGGCGCAGCTCCCGCCACTTGCTTTTAACGGAGGGCGCAATGCCATCACAACTTGTCGGTACTACAACTACATCAGTTCTTGTCGGTGATACTTACATTAGAGGTGATACGCCGGGCAGCGTGGCATTCATCACTAACAGAATTAAGAATGATGCAGTGAATGGATTCCCTATTTATCCCGGCGCATTCAGCAATACCGGACTGCTCACTATACCCAATAGAGGTATACTACAGGCAAAACCGGGGGATGTGATAGCGGTTGATACCGTTACAGGATGGCCTATTTTAATCTCCGCCGCTGCAATAGCCGCAGGCGGTAGTAGTTGGGTTATAGCATGAAATCAACTAAAGACTCTATTCTCGGTAAGGATGCAGGTAACATCGAAGTACCTTCGCCGGAACTTACCGAAACTGAGAAGCGTGCTCTTTATCAAGAGGCGCTTAAAGCTGTAGCAGAAGAAGCTAAAGCCAAGAGGTCTGAAGAACTCTTAGAAGAGTATAAGAAGATTGCTAGGCGCGAGCTTCTACCTGAAGAAGAACTTGAGCCTGTCTTAGTAGACCTTGCGGGACATTCCACTAAGATAGTGCTAGATGGCAAACAGTTCTTTCACGGTGTGACATACTACTTCTCTAGGGCTCAAGCAGCTACTATCCGTGAGATTATTCATCGTGGATGGAAGCATGAAGCTGAAATTAAGGGCGCTAACTCTAATGCGTACCGCAAGCCTAATAGTATTAACCTAACCCCGTCGGACGCATACACTAACCCGACACATCTTATGAGAGTGTAATGACTAAGTTTATTCCCCCCGACTCTCGCGACGAGCCTGTTATCCGCATATCATATCAGTCTTCACTAGGCGATAGCCGTGGTGCGGTGTTTGAGACATACATGCCGCAGAGCGCTACTGTTCTTGAGATCACCGGCATCATGAACAAGCTTCGCGAAGTATGCGATAGACAGACTGCTGTCGCTAAGGTCGAAGAACTTAAACGCGCCATAGCTTCTGACAAAGCACACCTAGAAGCTGGTAAGGCTGATATGATACGTATCGAGGAGCATCAGTTAAATACTTGGGTTGCCGCAGGTAAGAAGGGAGAGTTTAAACTTTCTCAAGCTGAAGCACAGGCTAGACTCAACGTTGAAGGTAACTTGGTTAATAGAAAAGCTTCTATCGCAAATCTGGAAGCGCAGCTTGCAGAGTATCAAGGTATACTCGCTACTGATGTAGGATAAAAGTAATGGCCCTGACCTCCGCGCAGATAGTTAACTTAGCATGCCAGATAGCTAAGTGCCCTGGCTTCGTATCGCAGGCAGGGCAATTTCTCAATGCTATACTGTCCGATCTATCTCAAACATATGACTTTGAGATAGCGCGCGGTAAGTATACATTCGCATTCAATTCTATTGTAGGGACTGGTAGCGGCCCCTACACGCTTCCCGCAGATTGGCTTAGAGGTAAAGATAAGTCCATCTTCTATACTATTGATGGCGTACCTTACCCCATGATAAACATTGAGTTAGATCAGTATGATGATCTTACTAATACAGCAGGATTAAATTCATACCCTAACTACTACGCGACAGACATGTCACAGTCTCCGCCTGTAATGTATGTGTGGCCGCCGGCTTCAGGATCATTTCCAGTTACGGCACGGTACTACAAGCAGATGGCGGATATCACTATACCCGAGACTTCAGCTACTATCCCATGGTTTCAGAATACGCAGTATCTCATTACAGAATTGTCAGCGCGCCTTATGGACCTGACAGACGATGATCGTAAAGAGACTAAGCGTAGTGAAGCTAAAGACTTACTTACGCACTTCCTTAAGATGAAGGACGATAGAGGCGGTAAGGTTAATCAGGTGCAGCTAGACCGCAGGATATTTAGAAATAACTTTAACCGTCTACCCGATACGAAGAACATGGGCTGGTAATGGCAATACGTAAGGGAACACCTGCTAGATTTGTAGCGCAAGGGATATCAGATTCTCTTGACGGCACAGACGCGTTCCCCGGGTCATGTGCGCTATTATCTAATCTTATTCCAGATGTTACCACTAAGGGTATATGGGTGCCGCGTCCTGCGGCCACGCTCCTAACTAACTTCCCAGGCTTTACTACTCCAGGCTTCATATCCGCAGGATATATTCTAGGTACTAGGTTCTACGGTCTTATAGCATCAGGGCGTAACGCGGGGCATGATGAGCCGTTTATCTATGACATAGTCGCAGGCAGCTTCGCAACACTTACTGGCGTAACCGCGCTTAACACTCCCACTAGCCCCGTCACTACGGGTGCATGGGAGCCGCCCACTATGGCGCTAGTAGGCACCAAGCTTGTAGTAACGCATTCTGGATTTAACTATGCCAGTGGGCAAGCTTTTGGATGGTTTGAGACAAGCGATCCTACAGCAGTAACATGGAGCGCGGGTAATACTACAGGTGCGTTAGCACTACCTGCTAGACCAAATGCTGTAGCGCAGTTCGGCGGAAGAGCGTGGTTCTTAGTCAATCCCGCGTCGGGACAGCCTACAGCGTACTTCACGGATATACTACTGCTAAACATTACTAGTACTACACAGGCGTTAACGTTCGATGATAATAAGCAGCTAACGGCGGCGGTAGGACTACCCCTTGAGAACCAGCTTGGCGGCATCGTGCAGTCGATCATCATTTTT